CGCGGTCGATGTCAGCGCAATGCCCGTCGCCGATGTGGGGTTGATGACGGTCGCGCCGATGCCCGATCCGATCAGGCCATTGGTGCGGCTGGGGATCGTCGCGGCGGTGTAGGTACCGGGGGCAAGGTGCACCACGCCATTGCCCAAGGCGGTGATCGCGCTGCCGAGCGTCAGGTAACTGACCGTCCGCCGCAGCGAGAGCAGAAATTCGGCAATCGACTTCCTGATGCCGCCGCTGGGTTTGTAGCCCGAAAGCGCCGCACCGTCGTCGCCCGCCAGGTCGCCACGCAGCGCCGCGTCGCCGCCGCCGGTGCCCGACGCCGGCACCGGCTTGCCGGTCGCATCGCCCGCAAAGAATTTCCCCGCGAACGGGGCGGCTGGCAGCGGTTCCAGCTTGTCATCGACATAGCGCATCAACGCGCCGTCGTTCCCGGCCAGATTGTCGAGCACCGGCGCCGTTTCGCCAGCAGGCACCTGCAGCGCGCGCGCGCGCAACTCGCCGACATCGGCAACCTGTTCCTGCGCAAGCATCGCCATCCGGTCGAGCTGCTTTTCCAGGTCGCGCGCGGGCAGCGGCTCGCCCGGGGTCAGCAAGGCGGGCTGGACCGGCGATGTCAGCCGGGTCACTTCAAATCGGTCGGCAACCGGCCATGCCGCCAGCGCCGTGATCGTGCCCGTCACCTTGCGGCCGTCGCCCGCCAGCTGATAGTCGACATCGCGCACCAGCGGCGCCGATCGCGCGCCTGTTGCGCCGTCGATCCGCACCACCACCAGATCGTTCGGATCGATATAGGCAAAGGGGATGGCAACCGCCGACGGCGCGCCGCCGGGGTAATAGCTGAACGATACCGTCGTCGTTGAAACCGTCACCCGCGCCTCCGACAGCCACAAGGCCCCCGGCTTGGGGGGCCTTGCACCGGGTCGGAGTGGGAAGCTGGGACCGATGCTTGCGGCGCTTTTATCCTGTCAGGACCAGAACGGCAAGCCTTTCAGTCGTCGCTATTCGGGCGGCGGCGCAACCGGCGTCGGGCGCACGGCATTGGTCAGGTCGGGCGCGCGCTGCGGGTCGGGCGGCGCCATCGTGTCGGGCGCCAGCAGTCGCGTGCCGCCCACACCGCTGCCGATCGGCGCGAAATAGCGCGTGCCTTCTTCGGCGGCCCGTTGTTCCATCCGCCGCTTCGCCTCGCCAGGGCTGCGCCCGCCGAGTTCGTCGAGCTGGTCGAGCAGCACGCGCTCATAGGCGAGGCGCAGATACCACAGATTGTCGCCGGGGACTTCGTATCGCGCGATACGGGCCGCTGCCTTGGCGAAATTCGCCTGCACCGGCTCGCCCTTGCGGTCGGTCGCGCCCATCGCGCCGCGCGCGGCCTTCACCGGCTCGCGGATCACCAGCCGCGTCCAGTTGTCGATGCTGCCGACCAGCGGGACGTTGCCGATGTCCTTCAGCGTGCGCCCATTCTCGGCCGCAACATGATCAAAGATTTCGCCGTAATAGCCCAGCGCGCCACCGCGGCTGATCGCTTTGCCCCAGAAATCGCCGCGCGGCGCGCCATTCTCGTCGGTCATCGGTCGCGGGTCCTTCCCGCGCGACAATTCGCTCAACTGTTCGGACAGTGCCCCCATCAGCGTCGTCGCGATGAAAAAGGCCCCGGCATAGCTTGCCTTGGCTTTCGGGTCGGTCAGCTGCCATGCCCGCCCGCCGTGGCGCCACAGCACCGTGATCGGAAACAGCAGGAACTGCCCGCCGCTCTTGATCACTTCATGCTTGATTTCACCCGGTCGCCCGATCGTCAGCGCCGCGCGCTGGCGGATGCCGCCTGTCGTCACCGCATAATCGAGCTCGGTGAAGACCCCTTCGACGATACGGTTGCGCAGGTCCTGGTCGGCAATGTTGTCGGGCACGATCCACTCGGTATCGCCGATTGCCTTGCGCGGCGTGCTGCGCAGCGCGTCCCACCGCGCGGCATCGATGCCATAACGGCCAAGGAAGCCGCGAAATCCATCGTTCAGCCCCGCATAGTCGAGGTCGGCATAGCTGGTGATCGCGTTCCAGAACGACGCATTCACGGCGCTGCGCAGCCGCATCGTCCACTGGTTGAGCAGGCTCGCCCGGATCACGCCGCTGCTGGCCCGCCGCGCGATTTCATTGGCGCTGCCCAGCTTGGCGCGCGTCTGCAACGCCAGATATTCGGTCGGGCTGATCCGGCCGTCCTTCAGCGCCTCGATCGTCGGCGCGGTGATTGCGCCGCCGGCGTCCTCGTTGAAATGCTGGCGCCCGAATGCCGCCGCCCGCCCGATCATTTCTTCATTGATCATCAGCTCGCGCCGCGCCCACGCACGGTGCGTTCCATCGGCGGGGTTGAATTCACCCATGATCGTGCGCAGCGCAGCGGTGGCGGGCAGGCCGTTGAACCGCTGCGTCAGCGCGGCCGTCGCGATATCGGCCTGGCTCGACAGCGTGGCGCTGCCCAGCTTTGTCGCCGACTGCCAGTTGCGCACGGCCGAAAAGAACAGCGCGACATTGGGGCGCACCGCCTCGCGGTTGCGACGCGTGATTTCCTCCCAGATCGCGTCGATTTCCCGGCCCTTGCCCGATACGTTCAGCCGCTGCATCAGGCTCGGGCTGGTGAATGCGGTATTGCGCGTCAGATCCTTCATCCACCGGATCGTCGCGTCGGGGTTCGGCCCCAATATCTCCATCGCCGCCGTGTCGCGCGCCATGTTGTCGATGTAATGCGTCAGCGCTTCATACGGGCCGCCGACGCCGTATTTCTCGTTTACCCGGCGCCAGCCTCCGGGCACGAAATGCAGCACCCGTGCTTCCATCCGGCGGTTCGCCATGCTGCGACCCTGCACCGCGCCCGATGGCGTGCGGCCGATTTCGCCGCTCGACACCTGCTGATCATAGATGTCGCGCAACAGCTGATCCAGCCTGGCATCGCCCATCGGCTCGTCGGTCGCATAGTCGATCATCTTGGCGCGATCGATATTGTCCAGAATGTCGGCGCGCCACGTCTCGAACTTGGCCAGCCCGACCTTCACGCCGTCCCACGCATGCGGCAAGGCCCAATCGTCGCGCAGGCCGATGTCGCCGCCGGCCGCGTTGAACCTGGCGCGCAGCCAGTCCGTCGTGCGCTTCACCGCATCGGCCATCTCGCGCGCGTTGATACCCCGGTCGATCCCTTCCAGCGCGTCGACTACATCGTCGAAGTCGCTGGCGCGGCGGGCATCGCCGACCACATTGGAACGGTGACGCCACAGAATATCGCCGATCATCCGGTGCGCGGTGTCGCGGATGTTCTTCCACCGATATTCGACGTTGCCGAACGGCGCCCGCGCATCATCGACCAGATGCGCGACCAGCCCGTTGGGATCGATCGGCCCGCCGCGCTTGCCGCCGTCATATAGCCGCGCGGCATTGTCGGCGATCCGCTGCTGCGCCCTGGCCTGCAGCACGGCGTTGCGACGCGCGCGCCCGAAATCGCGCTCCATCCCCGCCAGCGCCTTTTCGCTCGCCATCGCCTCGGCTGCCGCGCGCCCGAACCGGGGTTCGTAATTGGCGAGCAGCTCGTCATAGCGCGCCGTCGCCTCGGCGATCCGCTCGGGGCTGATCTTGCCTTCACCCCCCAGCTTGGCGATACAGCGGGCAAGGGTCATCGGTCAGTCTCCGGGGAACAGGCAACATGATGCACGGATTTCGGTCGATCGACACGGGCGTCATTCTTGGGTCGCGCATTTCGAAACGCCCTGTGGCGATCAGCACGCGAACCGGCCCGCCGACCACCGCCGATCAATTCTACAACTTTGTGGCGGCAAATGCAGGCATGTTGGTTGCGCTCGGCGTTCTGCTGCTGCTCATCGGCCTTGCGCTGGCCGCCGTCAGGGCGACGCGATCGCATTAAAGACAATCCCTTATCGCGATCAATTCAGCTTCCTCGCGGTGCAGTTTTTCGACCAGCTGCGCCGCCGTCAGTTCGGGCGCATCGTCGGCCACGCGCAGCGGCAGTTCGGCACGCAGCACGCCGCCTGCAGGAGCGAAGATCGTTTGTTCGGCCGAGCCCGTTTCGTTGCGCATCTGATTGAAACGCCGCCCCTGTGACAGCATCGGCCCGTTGATTTCACCATCGCCGCGTTCCAACAGATGATTGAGCGCGCGCAAGACTGGCGCGTCGTTCGACAAACCCAGCGCCGCGCGCGCGTGCTGCACCATTTCGCCAAGCCAGATTTGTATCCGTCCCCAGATCGACCCTGCTTCGTGACGGCGACTTAGAAGATCGGTCGCATGGACAGCCCAGAATTCGGATGGATTTACCAGATGATAGTCTGACTGTTGCCGCATCAGACGCGTGACAGCTTCGCGCGTCGCTGCGGTTGGCGCTTGATCATTTTCGATGATCGCAGTCGCGAACGCTTTTGCTCTTTCATCATTGCTCGCGGCCAGGCTCGCCACACGTCGCGCCCACTCGCGCCGGATTGCCACCCGCATGTCATACGGCATCATCCGCTCGGTGTGGTGCAGCACTTCGTGGACGACGGTGGTGTCCGCGACCGAACCTTTGAACAGCATCATCAGGCGCCCTGCGGGATAATAGGCTCCCGCCGCGCGCTCCTCGCCGGCTTTCGATTGCCGAATGGAAATGGCAAGATTGTCGAGAAGCGCGGGATTTTGCCGGACGAACCATTCGGTGAAGGCAACGCCGTCCTCGCTTATGTAGCCCTCGCGTTGAGCGCGCAGCAGTCGTTCGCGAATATAGGTTGCACCGCTCTGACGATCGCGTTCGCGATAGCGACGCATAGCGCTCGCTTCGTGAAGATCGCCCAGCAAGTTCTCGACCTTGCTTTTAAATCGATCCGGGTTGGGGTGAGCCGCCTCGGACATCAAAATCTTGCGAATTTGTGCGATCGCCCCAAGGCGACGCTCCGGCGTGATTGTACCCGCTTCTTCGGCCAGCAGGCGATCTATCGCTTTGTTTTGAGCGTCCTGGCGTATGGCGGTCAGCCGCCGCCTTGCCTCGGCTTTCGTTTCGCGTAGCTGAAATAACGGCTCATCGCCTTCTATGGCGGAGCTTGAGCGGTCGATCGGTGGAGCTTCCAAATCGTGGAACAGGTTGTCGGCCTGCTGCTGCACCGCCGCGCCGTCGGGGTCGCGGAACGGGGCAGCCGCCGCTTCGTTCGCGGCGGGGGTGTCGAACAGCGATGCCTCGGCGTCGGCTATTCCTCCGGCGGGCCGAACCGGGCCATCGCCCGCAGCATCCCGCCCAGCCATGATGAGCTCCTGGGGGTCCAGCTCGCGGATGCGTCGGACAAATCCGTCCACGGCTTCGGCGAGTTTTGCGCCACCGGCGAGGTCGCGGGCGGCGGCGTCGAGGGCGTCTTTGACGGGTCCGGCGGTGCTGGAAAGTCGCTGGATGAGGTCGATCCATTGGTCATTGGTCAGTGCCTCCTGCGCCGATCGCGCCTTGTCGATCTGGTTGCCCGCGCCCTTCAATGTCTCGGCTTCGCGCGCCGCCACATTGAACACGGATTTCAGCTTTTTGAAACGCAGCAGCCCGCCGTCAAGAACCTTGGCCCGTTCGATGAACAGGCTTTTCGCCATATCGAGCGTGCCGAACATGTCGGTCTGTTGGCCGTCGATCAGGCCCGCCGCCAGCCCGTCGCGCACGATGCTTTCGGCTTGCGTCCGGTTGGCGGGCTTCGTCTTGGCAATAAGGTCGATCATTGCGTTCTGCACGCCTTCGCCTTCCGGCACCAGCCGCCCGATGATCGATCCGAAATCTTCGCGGATAACGCCATTGGCAACCGCGCCGAACGGCACATCGGCCAGTCGCGCCAGATCGCGCGCAAGGCGCGCGACGCTCTCGCTGGCACCTTGATTGAGCAATTCGCCAATCCGGTCATCCCCGATGGTGCGGATAACCTTGGCAGCGTCCAATATCGTGCCGGTTCCCTGATTGATGTTCTTGATCGCCGCGATCACCCGGGCATCCCCGGCGGTGATGCCGTCGGCCTCGCGCAGGATCACTGCCCGGATCGGAATATCGCGGCCTTCGCGGGCGCGCACGTCGTTCGCCAGCCCCACACGTTGATGTCCATCGGCGACGATAAGCGTCCCGTCGCGCCGCTCCCACAGCGTGATCGGGTCGCTCGACAGCGGTTTCCATTTGACTTCGCTTTTCAGGGCCGCTGTGCGGCCTGCCGCATCACCGCCTGACTTGAACTGCATCAGCTGCGCATCGACCTTGATGTCGGACACATTCACCGTGCCATATTCGAACGGCGTGCCATTTTCGTCGAAAGCGCGCTCCCGCCCCGGCTTGCTGGCGGGCAGCCTTGGCGCGTCGGCGCCGTCGAGCGGCAGCGGCAACGGCTCGGTCGGCTCGATCCCGCGCACCGGCTCGGGCGCAAGCGGCGGCGCCTCGGGCAACGGCGGCGCTTCGCCGGCGATGGCATCTTCCTGCCTTTGCAGGGTCTGGCGTTCGGCGGCCAGCCGGTCGATTTCGGCCTGCACCGCTGCCGCTTCGCTGCCCGCGCCGTCAATCACGGCGCGCGCGCCCGCACGCGGCGGCACCGGCTCGTCCATCTTCCGGTGCGCCCAGGCGATCACATCGCCCGCCGTCATGTCGCGCAGGAACGGATTATGACGGATCGCCGCTGCCGAAAATATGTCGCGCGCCGGAGTTTCGGGCGGCAGATCGAACAGCTTGCGGGCGTTGCCGGGTCCGGCAAAATGCACCAGATACAGATTGCCTGCGGTCTCGGCCTCGCCCTGCCGCCGCAGGAAAGCGGCATTGTCGGCGATCAGGTCATTGACCAGCGTTTCCTGCAACGCGCCATCGGTGCGCTTCGCCAGAATGGCAGCGTCGGATTCGCCGTCGCCGAAGCGCCGTTTGTAGTATCGCAGCCATGTCGATGCCAGAAACTGATATCGGCCGACCGCGCCCGCGCTCGACGCGGCGGCATCATTGCCACTGCTCTCGACCGCGCGAATGCGGTTCTTCAGCGCATCGCGTGCGGGCACAAAGCCGGTATCGACCCGTCCGCCGACGGCGCCGCCCGCCGATGTCGACGCCAGCAGCTCGGCACGCCGTGACGGCGCTGGTGCCTGCCCCATCACGGCGGCCAGAGCCTCGGCAAAGCCTTCCTGATGTGCCGCCGCCCCCGCGCCATTGCGCTCGAACGGGCTGGCAGCATCAACTTCGGCCTCGCGCCGGATCAGGTCGGCAGCGGCGCGTTCGTCGGCGCTCATATTGTCGCGCCCGATGACCGCTTCGGCGATGTCGGGCAGGTCGGCCGTGCGGATTTCAGCTGGCGATGCCCAGCGCTTTTTCAGCGATGGCGGCAGCACGTCATGGATCTTGGCGATCGCCGCCTCGCGTCCGTCCACAACTTTTTCGAATGATTTGCCGATACCGCCGAAAACGGCACCGGCAGCGCCGGCCAACGCAATGTCGGTCAACGCCTGATCGACGCCGTATTTCTCGCCGCGCGCTTCACGCTCCATTGCCGTGATCGGCGTTTGCAGCGCTTCGATCTTGGCGTTGAAAATGCCTTCGCGCAAAATCGCGCCGGTGATTGTTTCAGCACCCCCGACGCCGATTGGAATGGTCGCGATGTTGACCGGATCGCTCGCGCCATAGGCGAGCATGCCCAGCGTTCTTGCAGCGCCAGATCCCCGCGCCGCGCGATCAGCGCGGTCGATCGTTTCCCTGCGCACGTCTGCGGTTGCCCAATCGATGAATTCGGCCTGCGATTTGGGCAAATTTGCAAAGGCTTGCGGGTTCCGCGCGCGCGCGCGGGTGATCCCCTGCCAGATGGCATCGCCGTCATAGCTACGCTGGAACAGGTTGGTGATATCGCGGCGCACATAGGCCGGATTGCTCAATCCCTGACGATCGAGCTGATCGACGACATCGCCATAGATTTTGTCGATGGCCTCTCGTTCGCGTGCCTTGTCGCCGCCTTCTGCATCTGCCGACGCGCGAATTGTGGCATCCAGCGTTTCCAGAAACGTCGGATCGGGGCCGCGCCGCTGGCTTGGCTGCACCGGCGCGCGCGACAGGCGCGATGAAAGGACAACACCCGGCATTATCGCCCTGCCGGTTTGCGGGCAACGAGCACGATCGGCGACCGGCCTTTGTCGATCAGCGCGCCACCTTCGGCATCCACCATGTGATACAGGAACCGCCCCTGTTCATCCTCGCCAATGTAGCGCGGGGTGTAATTGGCGACGATATCCGCCTTTACGGCGGGCTTGCCGTTTGCATAGATCGCGTTCGAAAAATCAGTGCGCGCGATCATCCCGTCGAATTCGGTGGCAGTCTGCCAGTCGGGCAATTGCACCGGGCGCCCCCGGAAATTCTGGATGCCGCCTTCGATCGCACCCGTCGGCCGCGCGCGACCGCCACTGGCATAGATCAGCGCTTCCCTGAATTTGGCGCCGTTGAAACCGCTCACGCCGTGCCGCGCGTTCCAGCTCGCCATCATGTCCCAGGCGGTGTTGACCAGCGCATCATATTGCCCGCCGCGCATCAGCTCGCCCGCGATCGGCCCCAGCGCACCTGCGGCGGTTTGCTCAACCACCTTGGGATCGCCCCATTTTCTGGCATCGCCCTCCTTGCCCGATTGCCGGATCGCGCGCCCTTCCAGCGCGTCGCGGCGATAACCCGGCGCCAGCAGCGCCACCGCTCCCAGCCCGGGCGCCAGTTTCTCGGCGCGGTCGAACACCGCGTCGCGGCTGCCCCGCAACTGCGCAATCGCCTGCAACGCACCTTCCGGGCCCTTCGCGGCCAGCGGCTTCAGATTGGCGACTTCGGCGTCGTCGGCCTTGTCGACCAGCTTGGTCAGCTGCGTCAGCGCGATCTGCTCGTCGGGCGTTGCGGTGCCGCCGTCGCGCTTCGCCTGCAGCCGCTCGGTCGCACGGCGGATGGCATCGGCACCGCCCGGTTTGCCGATCATCGGCGCATATTGGCGGTTGATGCCGACCTGCACCGACAGTCCGCGAATTTCGACCAGATCGGCGGGGTCCAGCTTGACGGCCTGCGCGGCGCTGTAGAGCGCGGTCGCCTCGGCCTGCGTCGGCACTTCACCGAATTCGATCCGCTTCTTGTACGCCGCCACCTGATCGCGCACCGCGTCGCGCTGCTCGGCGACCGCCTGCGCGGCAACGCGCTCGTCCTGCGCCTGGGCGACGTCGGTCTGGCTTCTGAAATTGTCCTTCAGCCGGGGATCGATATAGTCGAGCTGGCCGCTGTCGAGCGCACTGCGAACGCCTTGGTGATCGCCCGCCGCCATGCGCCCGTTCAGAAAGCCCGTCGTCAACCGATCGCGATACGCGCTTTTCAGCTTCAGCCTCACGGCTTCGTCGACGTCCAGCTCACCGACCATCGCGTCGATCGCGGTCATTGCCGTATCGAGCCGCTGCGCGGCCGTTGGCCGGTCCATCGCCGGATCGTTCAGCGCGTTGCTCAACTTGTCGACTGCACCGTCGATTTGCTGGCCCTGCACCGCCGCGCCGGTTTTGATCGACCAGTCGACCTGCTCGGCGCGCGTCCCCACCGCCAGCCGCGCGATCACCGGCTCGAACTGCTGGCGGATTTCGGGCGTATCGCCAAGTGTCGCGCCGAAATCCTTCAGTTGTGCCGTGATCGCTTCATTGGCTTTCGCGACATATTCGGCGCCGCCTGCCGGGTATTTGCGGCGCAGCTCGGTAATCGTCGTGTTGATCCGGTCCTGCACGTCGGGCAGCCGGGTCAGCACTTCGGCCGATTTGGCGGCGATGGCGCGCTTGCGCTCGATCTCCATCAGCCGCGTGTCGCTTTCGTAAATCTGCCCCTTGACGGCGGCATCGCGCGCGCCCGCCGCCTGCAACGCCTGCCCGACCTTCTCGACGCCATCGACGACACCGCTGCGGAACGCCGCCGGATCGCGCTGCTGCACCGGCTGGACATCGGTGTTGACGCGCGAACGGAATACGTCTGTCATCGCCCGCCTCCCGCAGAATTCGTGGTGTTCAACGTCGTGCGCCCGCCGCTCACGCTGGGTCGCGGCACCGGATTGGTCCCGCCGCCCAATATCGTCGTGCGCTCTTTTTCGCGCTGGCGCTGCGCCTGTTGCAGCGCGCGCTGCTGACTGACGCCGTTGATCGCGCCGGCAACCGCGCCGAACAACCCGTTGACGATCGCCTGTCGGCCTGCATGCCGCTTGTCCTCGGCGGCCTGGTACAGATTATTGGCCTGTTGCGCGCCCTGGCGTCGCAGGTTCAGGATTTCATATTCCCGTTGCACCGCCGCTTCGGCCAGAACGTCTGCGGTCGATCCGGTGCCCAGTTGCACCCCGTCGCCCGCCATCGCCGCCAACAGGGCGCCCGACTGGCGCCGTTCGTCGCGGCGCGTCTGCAATGCCTGCTGCTCGGTCTGCAACAGCGTGCGCTGCGCATTCTGATCGTCGACCGCCGCCTGCGCACGGAGCGCGGTATTCTGCTGCAATCCGCCCGCGACCTCGCCGATGGCATTCAGCGCGATGCTCAGGGGTCCGGCAAAACTCATCGCGCACGCCTCCGATAGAAAACGACGGTTTCACCGTTCGGATAATAGTCGGTCAGATGGGTTTCCACCGTCAGGCCCAACAGCTCGGCCCAGCGATGGCCCTCACGATGTGCCAGTCGTACCTGGCAGTCGAGCCGACGATGGCGCTGGCGCTTGATGAACATTCTGACCCGGCGTGTCAGCGCCAGCATCATCGCGCCGCCGATGTCGGCTGCCAGCACGCACCACAGGCTCGCATGCTCGGCATGATGTTCCAGCGCGCCGGCGCACATCACCACCCGGTCATGACGGTCGCGCACGGTGAACGCATTGCCCGCGCGCGCATAGAACGCCGCGGCATGCGCCGACGCCGCAAGCTCGGCTGCCTGTACCGGCTGAACGCGGATCAGCGCCAGATCGCTTTCCCGAAACGGATCGACGCGGATCATCGCTGCTGCACCTCGATCGTCGGGCAGATCGCGCGCAGCGTTGCCGCAGCGGGGCCGATCCGACGCACGATTATCTGGCCCAGGCGGTCCAGATTGCCGGTATCCTCGATCACGATCGGCCCGGTGTCGCGCTCGAAACCGCGCTCGGTCAGGCTCGTGGTTCGCAACTGTTCCAGATCGATCGGATCACACCCTTGCACCTGCACCTGCAAGGCGCGCGCTTCCCAGACATCGATCGTCAGCCGCGAAATCCGCTGCATCTTGCCCAGCGTTGCGCCATTGTCGCTGCCTTTCGAATTCGGCAGCGTGCGCAGCATGCAATCGGCTTTCAGCCCCGCATCGACGTAGGATGCCGCGACGGGCAGCGTGAAGTGACCATCGCTGGTGCATGGCAGGTCCAGATACAGCGCACCGTCGGCCTGAACATCGATCACCCTGTCGGCAAACCACGGCACCGGCCCGAATGTCGTCGCGGGCGCGCCTTGATACTGCACTGCCATGTCGGTCATCACCGGATCGATTGCATCGCCTTCCTGGCGAAACTGATCCATCCGCGTCACATGCCAGTCGCTGCCGATCTGCACGGCCACCCACAGCTGATGATGTTCTCCCAACGGGTCGGTGATCGACGCGATCGATCGGGCGGCGACGCCACTCGCCAGCGGACGGTTTGACCAGCCCAGCACCTGTTCTTCGGGCAGATAGGCTGCACAGGCCAGCGATCCATCGCCGCGCAGCGCCCACAGCAGCCGGTTGGGGTCGCGCGCCGACACGATATCGGTGAACCGCGCGCCGCCCATGTGGCGCGCGTAGCGCGTCAGGTCATTCGCGCCGATGCGGTCGCGCTGCGCCGAATAATCGGCCTCGATCACGCGGCGGCGGTTCTTGCTGATATAGATCGGGCGGCCATCGAGCATCACCGTCGGGCGTGGTGCGGCGCCTTCGTTGTTCTGCCGCACCGACTTGATGTTGCCCGGTCCCACGCCCTGCGCCGCGTTGCTCGGACCGACCGAGAACATGCCGCTGGCGGTCATCACCAGCAACCTTTCGCCGGTCATCATCGCGACGATCGGATTGGCATCGTCGATTCGGACGACAAAGGCCTGGTCGGTGCTGACTTCGCCCAGCTCGTTGTACGTCGCATGGCTTTGCAGGTCGCCGACCACGCTGCCATACAGGCGGTCATCCTTCGCCAGAACCAGCCGCTGGTTCCAGATGATCCCGCTCGAAGGCCAGCCGCGCCGCGTCGAAAAGGCGCCGAACCGCCACCGCCAGCTGCCATATTGGTAAACGACCGCGCCGTGGGGCGGGGTATAGGCGCCCCACGCGCGATCATAATATCCGCCGGTATAGGTGTAATTGTTGTTCGTGGCGGTGAAGGGCAGGCGCTTCAGCACCGTCGCCGTCACCGTCGCGCTATCGGTAAAGCCGGTGATGCGCAGGATCCCCAGCCGGTTGCAGACATATTCCAGCTGCACGCCGCCGGCATCCTTGTCGTTGATGTCTTTGCCCTTGCCGATGCCATCCCACTCGACGCCTGCATTGTGGATCGGCGCGACCGTGCCGGTCCGGGTCGCGCCGCCCACAACGCGGTACACCCGTTCGTTCGATGTCAGATATTGCCCCGGCGTCACCGTGATCGTCGGTTCCCAGCTCGAAATCGATCCGAAATCATCGACCTCGATCTGGAATAGCCCGCCGATATCGCCCACCGCAAACAGGGCTTCGGGCGCCCCGCCGCGCTGCGCATGCAGCGTCACATCGCCATCGACGCCGCTCGCATAGACGAACAGCGCTTCATCCTTGTTGCGATCCTCGAACGGGCCATCGGTGAAGGCCAGCGGCGACAGCACGAAACTGTCGGCGGCGCTGCGCACCAGCTGCCGCGTCTGATAGGCGCGGTGAAACAGATAGAGCACGTCGTAACTCTGTTCCCACATCAGCGCGTCGATCGCGGGCTTGTCATATGGGATTGCCAGCTCGATCGGCGCGCCTTCATCCTCGATGCGGGCATCGTTCGTGTAAAAGCGCGCCGTCCCGGCGCTCATTTCGATGACATAGCCCTGTGTGGCATTGTAATCGAACGGGATCAGGCGGCACGGCCCTTTCGCGGGCGCGACCTGGATCAGCCCCGGACACGCTTCAAGCCCGCCTTCGGGCAGCGGCACCCACCCGGTCAGGGCGTCGAGCGCGATGTCATAGATGTTCAGTTCGGTGCGCCCGCGCAACCGCGCCGAAATCTCGCCGCCGTTGAAATTGGTCTGCGATGGCGTGATCCGGCTCACCGCAGGCCATCACCGGCATAGGGGCTGCGGCGCGCCGCGACCCAGCGGCTGTTGACGATCGGGCGCCCGCGCTGCACCTGCGTCGTCTCGAGCCCGTCGCGCCTTTTGGCATCCATCAGCGCGTCTTCGGCGGCGCGCTGCATGTCCTGCTTGATGCTTTCGCTTTGCGTCACGCCTTCGGCGATCGTCGCTGCCAGCGCGAATTTCATCGCCGTCGCGAAATGCGGCGCCCATTGCGACGTGTCTTCGATCAGCGCGATATAGCGGATCGGCATCGGCCCCGGCTCGTCGGCCAGCATGAATGCGCCTTCGCGCTCGGTCTTGCGATAATTGTCGTCGTCGCGCGCGAACGGCAGGATGCGCAGGGCATCGGCGGGCAGGCGGAACCGGCGCTTGTAGCCGAATTGCGGCGCTTCCCCATCCTCGACCAGCATTGCCCGCCGCACCGCGAAATTCCACGGATGTTCGGCCAGCAGCGTGCGCAGCACTTCGGGCCATGCAGTACGAATGCGCTTTGCCGAATGGCTGTTGCTGTCGATACTTGTCAGGACCTCGGTCGATCCGACGGCGTTCAGCGCGCCGTTGGCGATATCGGTCTGGCTTGGGGCAGCGGTTGGCATCGGCGGCGCCTCTGGCGGTCAGATGGAATGCGGCGGCACCGATCAGTTCCCACTCCGAATTATCCGTGCTGGACGATCCGTTTCGGTGCCGCCGCCAAGCGGACGGTCGACGGCTACGCCGCCGACCTTCCCCTTATCGGTGCGAGATTTCCGCCAGAACGACCAGCGTGCCGACGGTCGGCCAGTTTGCGGACGGCGTGATGAAAAGATCGAGCGCGTCGGTCAGCGGCGCGCCGATCAGCTCGGCATGCTTGATCGTCAGTTCCTTGGTGGTCGCATTGGGCAGCGCGGTCGATGCGACGAAACGCGCCGCCGATGCCTTGCTGCCGACGGTGATGTCCGTCGCGCTCAAATCGGCCGATGCCGACACCTTCAGCCCGGTCAGCAGCCCGCCAGCCGGAATGCGAACGGCGTGCAGCAGATCGGTGTTGGCGGCGTTGCCATCGGCATCGGTCGCGAAGTTGAAAACCTTGCGGTACATGCGGACACCGGCATTGACGACGGCGCCGTTGCCCAGGGTGTTCGCGGTGGTCAGGTTCAGATCGCCATAACGGTCGGCCATTGTCTTGCTCCTGCATCTTCAGCCGGTTGCGCGGGGCTGGGCCGCATGAAGGGAAGGGCGGGCAGGACGGACGCCTGCCCGCCGGCGTCATCAGGACAGCGGCCGGGTTTCGATGTACCAGGCCTTTTTCTCGTCGGTGCGGACGACGGTTGCCTCCGCTTCGGCGTAAATCTGTTCCGAATATTTCTTGTTCATGTTGGGCTCGACGCGACCGAAGAATTCGGTCCACACGACCCGCGCGATGCCCGACGGCACGATGACCGGCAGCCGGTTGACCGACGACGGCTTGAACAGCGCGGCGGCCTCGGGATAGGCAACCGCATCGCCCAGGTTGGCCGTCAGGAAGCGGAAGCCCATGAACGGCTTCAGCTCGCCATCGACCAGCGGCTTCTTGTCGTTGTAGAAATAATTGACGTATTCGGTGATCCCGAACAGATCGACTTCGGCGTCCGGGTCGAGCAGGATGATCGGCTGTTCCTGCCGGAAATTGACGTTCGACTTCTGCAGCTGGCGCTTCAGCTCCTTCAGCTTGGCGAGCGTCAGGCCGGTGTTGGTGCCCGAAACTTCCAGATCGACCGCGATCTTGTTGCCGCTGGTGAACGGTACCGCCGTCGTGGCGCTGCTCACGCCTTCCCAGGCATTGCCCCACCAGCCGACCAGGAACTGATCGTCGTGATATTTCTTGGTTGCCATCGCCGCAGCCATGACGAGCGGCGACTTCGGATCGACCGACGTCGATTTCACATCGTTGCGGTCGATCAGCGTCGCGACGTCATAGGACCCGGGCTTTTTGGCGAAGCGGCGGGTGTTCTGCACATCGACATAGTTGGTGTCGCCGTTGCGCTCGGTCTTGCGACCCAGCGTCATCTGACCGAAGCGATCCTCGATCTTGACTTCGGTCGATCCCTCGCCCGACATGGTCATCCCGGCGAGCGGATAGAGGATACCGGGTTCCTGCTGCAGGACCATCGTCACATTGTTGACGAACTCGATATCGCGCAAATTCTGTGAAAATTCAGCGGGCATGCGTGCCTCCAGATGAAAACAAGGGGTTGATGCTTGGTTTCGACTGGAGAGGCCGGCTCCGGTGGCGCGGCCACCGCTCCGGGTCCGTCTCGGCACTGTCGCGCGCCGTGGGCGGGGGCACTTTACCCCGAAGCATCCGGGTCCGCTTGCGCGGTGAGGCCGAAGGATGACGCGGTTTTTATCCGCAGGGGACAAAATCTGTCAACCGTGAATATCGCACATGAAAAGGGGGCTGCGATCGACGGCGCATCGCAGCCCCCTTCCTCGGCGATCAAGCCGCCTGCCCCCGCAAGGTGGCGACCGCCTTGGCTCAATTCGGCTGTGCGAGGCGCTCCATTAGCTTGCGCCGCAGCGCATATTCGGGCGATTTGGGATCGGCCAGCTTGGCTTGCATTTCCTTGTCGCTGCTGGCGTTCTGGCGATCCAGCTCGGCCTGCGCCTCGGCCTTCGTCATGCGGCCCATGCGGAGCGCGACCGTATCGCCGTCGACCTTGCCCAGTTCGCCGGTCACTTCTGCCAGTTTGAACATCGCGCGGATCGCCTTGTCGGTGCCGTAAGCCTGCTCGAGCGCTGGCAACAGGTCGTTCGCCTCGATGCCCAGATTGCGCAACGTCGCTTCGACGGCGGTCAGGCGCTGGTTATAGCCGCTGGTGCCATATTCCATTTCGACTGCCATCAATGCGTCCTTGCCCGCCTGCTGCTGCTGGCTGATCAGATCGGCCTGATGCTGGTTCCAGGCGGCGTTCAGCTTCTCGGCCTGCACGGGATGCAGGCCGATGTCATGGAACGTCTTTCGGAATGCCTCGGCCAGCGGCGTGGCCTGCCCCTTGTCGTCGCCCAGCTTGTAATCCTCGGCCTTTTCGGGGCGGATTTTGCTCGCGAATTCGGCAAAAGCCGCTTCGTCGCCTGCCGCCGGAATGGCGACACGCCCACGCGCCCAGGCCTTGGTTTCCACCAGCGCACGAAATGCGCTTTCGGGGTCTTTGTACGTCGCCAGCGTTTCATCGGCGCGCAGGTCGGCGGGCAGCCACTTGTCCTGCCAGCGGTCGGTGGGCGTCGGCGTCGGCGTCGGCGACGGGCTCGGCGCCGGTGTCATCGCATCCATCACCGCGCTCGAAGGTGCGGGCGTGGGCGTCGGCGTCTGCGGTGTTTGGTTTGCGGGGGCAGCGTCGGTCATGGTTGATGGTCCCTGATTTTGCGGCCAAGGTCGGCCAGTTGATGCCCGTCGAGATCGATGCAGGCAAAAAGGTGCAGCACGATCGCCCGCTTGGCGGCGCGGTCGCGCAATTGGTCATTGGTCATCGTGGCATCGTCGGCGAAGCCAATCCGCGCGGTCGCGGCCAGATCGGCCAGCACGGGCACGGCTTCAGGCCGGATCACGCCGTCCTCGCCGACGAACAGTGCCCGATAGGCGGCGATCCGGTTTCTGCGTTTGACCAGCCGGTCGATCAGGCCCTTGCGGGCTTCCCGCGCACGCAGCTCGATCGCGGCGATTTCATGCTCAAGCGACACCGGCGCCCTCCGCTGCCGCCAGGTTCTTGGTGGTTTCGGCGATGATCGGCGCGGCCTGCAGCAATTGCTGCACCTGCGCCTGCTGCGCCTTGGCTTCGTCCATCGCCTGCTTTTCTTCGTCGGTCGCGCGCCAGCTCGCCGGGATGCCGTTTACCTTGCCAAGCCCCGGGATCACGCGCTCGAGCGGATATTCGCGCACGAACATGTCGACCACCTGCGGCGCGGCGGCGGCAAGGCTGCTGACTTGTTCGGCGGTCCGAAGATAGCCGATCGCTTCATTGGCCTGCTGCATCCGCGACAGGTCATTGTCGTAAACGACGTTCAACCCGCCGCCTTCGGCAACCCAGCGCTCGATGTCGGGCGGCATGTCGTCCAGCCATCCCGCTTCCCACAGGATATCGAGCTCGGCATCGAGCATCGGCGCGAACCATTCCTGTTCCTGCCGGGCCAGCGGCGACAGCAGCGTGCCCTTTTCGGCGATTTCCTCCATCGTCCGTGCCACGCTGACATGCGTCTTGATTTCGCGGTTGATCTGCATCAGGTCGCGGAAATTGGCGCGGTCGATCACTTGGCGGATTTCCGCGTGCAATGATCCGGCTGCCGACAGGTCGGAAATCTCCATCATCGGCTTCAGCTTTTCGCGGCCCGCTTCGTCCAGCCCGCCATAGGTCACGCCCCACGGCGACATGTCGATCACGCCCTGGTCGAGTTCATCATCCATCGACAGCAGCGGGCGCTTGACCGCCAGCTCGGTCGCGAGCACCCGGTCCTGCATGATCACTTGCGACGCGCGCAGCGCTGGCAGGATCTGCATGTTGTTGCTGCGGCCATAGGTTTCGGACGGCGCGCGGCGGAAAACGCTGACGATCCGGCGTAGCGTGCGATAGCCGCCGGTCTTGAAAACCTCTTTGCCGCGCACCGAGAAATAACAGCCGATCCACGGTTTGCCCGCCATGTCGGCGCGGCCGGGGATCATGTTCGGATTGCGTTCGATCACATGGATGATGTCGAACATGTCGTCGCGGCGCGGCTTGTCCTGCGCCATCGCCTCCCGCGCCAGCTTGGGGGCTTCATCGCCGAACTTGCGCACCAGCGCCTCTCCCGACAGCTGCACCTTCCGATGCACGCGCATCACATTGCCTTCGGCATCGCGATCGATCCAGATGCCGCTGACTGCCTCCGACTGATAGGATATCCCGGCAAAGCGGCCATAGTCGTCAACGCGCTTGTCGACCCACATCGATTGCCCCCAGAATGCCAGCAGGCTTTCGGCGGACTGGTGAATGTTGCTGACGAACCCCGATTTGGGATCGTTGCGCATCATGAAAATCAGGTCTTCCAGCCCTTCGAGCCACTGGGCATTGACTACGCTTTCCATGATGCGATCATTGGCAATCCTGATCTTCTGCCATTTCTGGCCGCGCGGCATCGTGAATTGCTCGAAAACGCTGGTGCCGTCGGCATGCGCCTGCGCGCCATATTCGTCATATTGCTGGTTGGTCAGCTGCACCCCTTGGCTGTAGTGCGTGCCGTGCCAGCCCTCGCGCGCTTCGGGCATGATCAACGCCGCGAGCTCGCCGCACAGGCTGTCGAAATTCGACCGCGCGCTTTGCATGCGGGCCTGGTTGCGCTCGATGGTCGCGGCGTCGAACATGCTTCCGTCCTTTATGCTGGCGCGATCAGGCGATCGGCTTGAACGCGAACGTCCCGGCCGCAAACGTCACCGCCTGCCCAGCGCCGGCCGTCACCGGAAACACCAGATCGGCGCGCGCACGCGGTGCGTCGTTGAGCCGCAGCACCGCCGCGATGATCGTCATTCGCGGCATGTGCGCGCCGATTTCGATTTGGCGCATGAACTTGCAGTCGCTGGCGATCGCAGCAGGATCGGGATCAACCGCGATCGGCGGCAGCGCGACCGGCTGTTCGTCCTCGCCCAGAAGATCGATCGACCAGCCATCATACACAGGATCGTCAGTCTCGGCGGGCGGCAAGTCTTCGCCGTCCTGCTCCGCGCGCACCTTGATCTCGCGGTGGATCGCCGCCAGCAATGTCGCGCGGTTCTTGCCCGCTTCCTCGCGCTCGTGGAGTTCGTTCAGCTCCGCAGCTGTCATCGACGCCAGCTTGGCGACGATATCGTCGACCGTACCGGCAATCACTTCGCCCAGATCATATTCGACCGTGATGGTTTCGTCCGTCATTTCGACCTCCTATTGGCCCATCAGCGATTTTTTCGCCGTGGTGCTGCTTTCGATGCCACCGGCACCCGTTACCTGGTTGATGCCCGTACCGCGTCGCGCGGCCAGCGCGTCGGCGATCACGCTGTTGCCGCGCGGCGTCGCCTGCGGCTGCGCAACCGGCTGCACCGTCTTGGGCTTCGACAGCGCACTGCCGATCACACTGCCCGCAAGTCCGATCAGGGGGATTGCAAACGCCATCACATCGATCCTTTCGTCATGCTGCCCAGAACCCGCCCGCCGTCCGCACGCGCGCCTTGGCGCGGTCGGGCTTGCGCGTGCCACGATCCTCCGCCGCCAGCGCGTCGCCGCGCTTCGTCAGCCCCAGGTCGAGATATTGCTTGGCGTCGTGGACGTGGCTGTAATCGTTCTTTTCAGGCTCGTCCTTCCATGCGCCGCCGCCGTTGGACAGCTTGCGCCGCGTGATCACATAGCCATTGTTGAAACCCCGCCGCAGCACCCGGCAGCTTGGCGAAATCAGTTGCCCAGGCGCGCCGCCCGCTGCGTTGATCACCAGACCCGTTCGCACCGCTTCCAGCCGCGGCGTCAGACGATTGCCGCGCACCGGCGCGGGCTTCACCTTCACGCGGATTTTGCAGCCTTCCAGCCAGCCTCTTTCGAATTCCTTGATCCAGCTGTGATCATCGCCCAGATCGCCGTTCCAGATCGCGGGATCGCCCCAGATTTCGCCCAAGGTGCAACGCCCGAACTTTTCGGCCCACATTTCCCCCGCAAGCTTGCCGAACGCGCGCGGCCCCAGCCGGTCGAGCGTGTCGTCACTGCTCGGCGCGTACACGACCAGTTCGTCGAGCGTGCGGATTTGGCCATTTGCCAGCCGCTGCCCGAATACCATCGCCGGGGTGTTGCCGCCGTCGAGGCCGCCGCATACCGGCACCCCGGGCAGCGGCTTCAACGGCTCGCGGGCGCAATGAAATTCGTCGTTATATTCGGGATATACTTTCTGCCCGTTGCGGACCGCGCCAAATTCATTGTCGATGAAACGACGGACATCGCTTTCCGTCATGTTCAGCCGCTGCTTTTCGTAATATCCCTTTTCCAGGTTGCGCAGATTTTCGGGCAGTGGGTCTTTGGATCGCCCCCCGGGCTGGCGATGAAAGCCGATACCGAACCGCTGGCCGAGTTGCGCGCGGATTTCGTCGATTTCCTCGGGGCTCAATGTTTCGTTCAGCACCGTCTGGTCGACGAAAAGGTCATAAGTCCAGTTGTCGACGTCGGGCGCGTTGAAGTCGCAGATCACGCCGCTCCACTGGCAGCCGCCCATTTTCATGCTCGGATAGCGGCCGGTACGCGGCAGGCCGAAACGCAGCACCGACTTGTCGAGCGTGTCGGTTTCGTTCAGCCACAGGCCGGTCAGTTCCAGGCCTTTCAGCACCTGCTCGGCTTTCTGGTCGCCCATCGCGCGGAAATACATTTCGATTTCGATCGGATAGGCAGGCCGGCCGTCGTTCGGCAGATACTCGAACCGCAGGCGGTGACACATCTCGCGCCCGTTCCAGTTCGCCTTGGTCTTTGGAAACCAGGTGAACCAGCTGTTCATCACGTTGGTCTCGAGCTGCTGATAGGTGTCGCGCACCACGCACCAGCGCACGCGCCGCACGCCGTCCGGGCCGGGGTTTTGCAGATGCGGCGACTGAAAGATTTTCAGGATGCAGCTTGTCGTCTTGCCCGATCCGAACGGCCCCATGATGCCGGTGATGAACCGCTGATCGAGCACGAAAGCTTCCGCCACCGGCCCGACCGGCAGCATCAGATCGACCAGCGGCTTTTGGGTCTCGCTCATGCTGCCGCCAGCCCGCGCAGCAGCGCTGCATGTGCCGATATTTCGGCACATTTGGCCTCCAGCGCCTGCGCCGCTTCGATCAGCGCCGCGTCGGGCAGGCGCCGCTCGACGGCGCTGTACGACCGCAGCGTCCGAACCGGCATGCCCATCGCGTCGGCCAGCACCGCCTTCCCGACCAGGTCGCCTGCTTTGTCGAGTGCCATCACTCGGTGCAGCCGGTCGGCGAAGCTGTGCCGTTTTTCCGGCACGCTTGCGTGGGAAGCGGGCGATGTCATTTGTCGCCCCCGTCGTCATCGACCTCGGTGAATTCGGCATCGACCAACTGGCCGTCGACCATTCGGTAATTCGCGATCATGGCCGGATCGATCCGGCCATCGGCCAGCATGCGGGCAATGCCTTCGCCCGCCTTGCGGATCAGTTCGTCGCGCTGGTCGAACGTCGCCCCCGCTGGCGCCATCGGCGCCGCGAGAATGACGCCGTCGACCCGGTGCGTGACGTCCATCGCGACAGGTTTCTTCGAATGAATATATTCCGCTGCGGACCTTTGCGCCGCCAGCGTCAGGTTCAGCGCCTTGATCGCCAGATCGCCGGGTTTCATTTTCAGCGCTTTGGCCGCGTCGAAAATCCGGTCGAGGATCGCCGTCACCTTGTCGATCGTGGCCTCGCTGACCACGCCCGCCGACAGCCCTTTCATCACCTCGGCAATCATTGCCTCGGCGCGATCGATCAGATCGAACAGCCGTTCCTCGCGCTCGACCGTGCTGTCGGCGATCAGGATCGTTTCGATCAACTGGTCGAGCGGCGTATTGGCCAGCGCGCCCATCGCCAGCACGGGATCGGGATATTTCGACAGGTACAGCCGCGCCAGATCGTCGCTGCGGCGGTTGCGCGACCCTGCGGGACGTCCGGGACCGCGCTGGCGCTCGTTTTCGCGCACCAGCTGAAACACATTTCCCGGCAGCTTGCCTCTCTCGTCGCGCAGCAGGTCAAGCTGCTCGGCACTGACCGCAGCGCCCATATGCCCCGCATCTTCGGCCATCGCTTCGAACGCGCGGGCAAGGCTCGACCGTTCAGTTGACATGGGAATTTCCCGTGCCTAGCGTCGCCGTTTCGCCCCCCATTTCGCGCAGGTGCGCAGCATCACCCGGACCCGTCACTTTCTGCCCGGTTGCGCCGGTTTTCGCCGGATCGATCGGGCTTTGCGCGCGGCTTGTCGCCCCCGACCCCGTTTTCCACTGCGGACGTTCCGATTTTGCGGGCCGGATCAGGCTTGCAAGCCGGAAGGGGCGCGAAGGCGCCGCCTCGACGGCAATCGGGCGGCGATTTTCCAGATTTCCGGTCGCACGGTCGCGACCCCCGTCACGGGGACAGGCGCGACCAAAAGGGGGAAGCCCCCCCGGCGTGCCGGCGGCGGCAAAAACCAAGCTGGGGGGGGTGCCGATCGGCGTCTGAAAATTGGCAATTAGCGGACTGGCGCCACGCAGCAACGCATTTCTGCGGCTTTCCCCCCGCCATCCGACAACCGAGCATCCGACATCAGGCGATTTCCGCGCCGATCCGCGTGACCAGGCCGCGCTCGAGCGCCCCAGCTGCAACCAAAAATCTCCCAGCCGCCACCCACCACGCCCGCCCGACACCCATTGGCCAGCGCACGGCGCATATCCGCCCCGTTGTTTATTCGCAGCCGAGATCAGCGAGCTTGCCATGCCGCCGACTTATCCCATTGGGACAATTCGGCGCAACCCGTTCTGTCTGTTCTATCTATAGAACGCTTAAGAGAATGAATTAAAAGGCTGTTCCGAGCGTTCCGACCGTTCCAACTGGCCGCTTGTGGCGCGCACGCAGGCGAGCGCACGCGCTAGGTGAGCAACCGCTGGAACGGGAACGCTCGGAACGCTGTGTATGCATTTGATTTTGCAGCATAAGATAAAATCAACCCCATAACGGACGGAACGCCACCCCGACCCCGCCGCGCGGCCAATCTCCCGCGAAATCTTGCTTGAAACCAACGGGTCCGGGTGCGCGGCATGCCTTGGGCGCGGGCGGTCGGGCACTTGAAATGGCGCGGAACAGATATCGCTTGACATCGTATAAAATGTCCTATTAGGACGTTACAAGGCGTTGGATATCCCTTCGCCCCCTTGGCAAATGGAGGCCAACATGTTCTTTCTGCAGCTGCCCCGCTACACGGTCGATCAACCGACCGCAGGCGGTCAAATCCACCTGATCGACACTGCCACGCGCCAGCGCGTCACCATCGCGGCGGGCGAAGCCGCCGCCGATTTCTATGACGATTGGGAAGCGCTCACCGGTGACAGCATCGATATTGCCGATTGCGACGCAGCGGTCGGCGCGATTTTCAACGAACTGGCGGCGCTCGACGCCGAGGCGGTGCTGGCATGAAGCGCTACCTGATCTCATCCGGCATGTACGACTTGGAAGTCGAAGTCGCCGAGGACACCGATTTCGACACGCGCTTTGAGGCATGGGACGCCGAAACCGGCGAACGCATCTTCATCAACGGCTGGATGATCGAGAGCATCGAGGAGCTGGTGGCATGAAGCCCGACCTGCACGCATCCGTCACGGATCAAATCATCGCCGCGATCGAGGCGGGCGCCAAATCAGGCGGCGCCCGTTGGCTCACCATCGCCAGCATGCCCCAGCGCGTCACCGGCGACGAATATCGCGGCATCAATTCGCTGATCCTTGGGCTTACCGCGTTTGCCAGCGGGTACAGCAATCCGACCTGGATGACGTTCAAGCAAGCCCAAGCGCTCGGCGGCATGGTCCGCAAGGGCGAAAAGGCAACCCGCGTAGTATTCTATAAGACGCTGGAAGTTGAAGCGCCCAACAGCGATGAAGAAACCCGCCGCGTGCCCATGCTGCGCCAATACGCGGTGTTCAACGTCGATCAGATCGACGGCCTTGGCGATCGCTTCGCCGTCCCCAGCCTGTCCACCCTGCCCGACAAGCAGCGCGACGATAGCGCGGAGGCGGCGCTGCGCTCTACTGGCGCGACGATCACCGAGAACGGCGGCAATCAAGCTTATTACAGCCCCGGCGCCGACGCCATCTGCCTTCCGCGTTTCGAGCTGTTCCGCACGACCGGGCTTTATCTGGCGACGCTGGCGCACGAGCTGGTCCACTGGACGGGCGCCAAGCATCGGCTCGACCGCCTCACCAACGATAGGTTCGGCAGCGCGGGCTATGCCTTTGAGGAACTGGTCGCGGAAATCGGCGCCGCTTTCGTTTGCGCCCGCCTTGGCATCGCGGCGGATCATATCAACGACCATGCGTCCTATGTCGGCCATTGGCTGGCGGCAATGCGCGCCGACAAAAAGCTGATCTTTAAGGCTGCAGCACTCGCGCAAACCGCCGCCGATCTCGTGCTGGCCAATGCTGGCGACGCCGACCGGGTCGGGGCGGCAACGCCAGCGCCGCGCGCCACGCCCGCGCCGATCGCCGCGCCCAGCGCCCCACAACACGCCTTCGCTTTTTGAGAGGAACAGACATGCAAGACACCCGACTGACGTTTGGCGAGCAAGTTGAGCAGCTGCTTGGCCATCGTGATTACCACATGGTGACCCACGCGCTTCGTGTGGCCGCAAAACGATTCGATCAAGACGCGGCTAATTGCGAAAAAGCTGCAATCCAGCTCGCCGCATGGGAAAAACAAAATCCCGGAAGGAGCGCGCAAATCATGACCGCGCGCGGCGCTGCGATGAGCGCCGAACATTTCCGCCGACAGGCAGCTGATACGCGGGCGATCCTCGCCCGCTTCGAAGATTCCGACGACTGACTGCACCCCCCGCGCGTCGGTGCGATCGGCGCGCGCAAGATGCAGCCAGCATCCCCCCGGCAAAAGGAGGCCGAAGCCATGTCGCTCACACTCACCCGCGAAATCATGCAGAAGCACCAAAGCGAGCTTACCCGCGAGGAAATGGCCGAAATCGTTCACGCGATGAACAGCGCGCCCGCCGTGGTCACGCAGGCGCGCCGCGCCTATCCCCGCAACGAACGCGCCCAGCGCCATTTCGAGCGCGGTTTCTACGCCGAACTCACCGGCGCGCGCGATGGCCTCACGGGCAGCGCCGCCGAGAATGTCGGGCGCGCCGCGTGCCGCGCGCAATTCGGCCTGCCCGCGATCGACGACGGCGAGCGCCAGCTGCTCGCGCTACGCATCGCCAGCCCCTTGCGCACGCCCACCGGCCGCGACCAGGCCGACGCCGCACACTTGCCGCTGTTCATTGCGGCCAACGAACCGGTGCTGCTATGAAGCGCGCCGATCCCCGCCAATTCGACTTCTTCGCCGCCATCGCTCCGACGCGCGCGCCAGCTGCGCCGCGCCGGATCGATCCAGACGGCGAAGTCGTGCGCGGCGACATCATGGAAACGCTGATATTACCCCACCCGCGCATGGCGTGGGACTATGCCCGCATCGAACTGCACCCGCACACCGATGGCCGGTGGATGTGGTCGACCAGCTGGAGCGACGAGCAAGGCGGCGGCAGCTACCGGGTCGGCCCGAAATGGGGCAACTTTGCACAGACCCGCGACGATGCGCTGTTCTACGCGTGCGCGGAAATGCGCGATCGGATGCGTGCCGGTGGCAAGGTCGGGCAGATGATCCTGCGCTGGCTCGATGGGCTGGCAGCATGAAGCGCGCCGACCCCCGCCAGTTCGATATGTTCGCCGCGATCGAGCCGCCGCGCGCGGTCGCGCCGATCGCGCCGACCAGATGGGAAACCCTCGCGATCGCGAAGCGCGGGCAGCCGACGCGCGCGGCGGTCGAGGCAAGCTATTCGGCCCAATCGCTCGGCGAGACCGGCAGGGTGTCGCGCCCGTTCGCCTTTCGCGACGCGGAGTGGGTCATGACCGGCGGCTGCATTTTTCGCGGCGGCGGCGATTTTGAATGCTTCCGCATCGTGCCGCTCGCGTCGTTCGAAGGACCGGGCACTCCGGCGCCCTATGGCAAACATGCCTTCTTCGGCCCGCACCGCGACGCGCTCGGCGCTTATCACGCGATGCAGGCCAAGCACGGCGGCGCCGACGTCGTACTGATCGGCCCGCCTGTGGTGTTCGTCGCAAGGGAACAGACCGCATGACGGACGACGCCCAAGGCTTGTTACAAGCCTCGCCCCTGATCGGCCACAACGGCGCGCCGCCCGATCCACCGGACAATCGCCCCGTCTACGCCGAGCGGCCCTGCCCTGAATGCCTCACGCTGTTCAAGCCGCGCATGGCGGGCACCATGTTCTGCTGCCCCGCGCACCGCGACACATGGAAGAACCGCCAGACGGTGCGCGGGCGCGTCGATATCCCCTATGCCTATGCCGCGCGCATCACCCGCGACGGCACGCGCGGCACCGATGCCCAGCGCGCCACCGGCAAGGCGGCGGCGCGCATCCACCGCCGCCTCGTGCAGAAATGGCGCGACGAGGATCGCGCGGCCGGTCGCATGGATATCGTCGAATATATGGAGCGCCACCTGGCGATCGTCGGCGAGCCGGAGCTCTAGCGCGCGCCGATCTGCTCAATGCGCTTCACGCCCCTATCCCTCATCCTCGCGGATCGCCGTCAGCGGGATCGCGATCGCGTTGTATGGCGACGGCCCGCCAAAGCGCACCTTCAGCGGCTTTGCGACATCGGGCAGCTTGCCCAGCGATTGCAGATAGGCGCCGCCCGCCCATTCCTTCGATTTGTCGAACTCGCGTTTCAGCGGATCGAACGAAGGATAGGCCACCGCCAGCCATCCGGTTTTCCAGTCGTCGGGCTGCGGCTCGCCGTCGACCTTCCAGCCGCCTTCGTGACGCAGCTTGATCAGGCGCAGCCCCATTTGCTTCAGCCGCGCGCGCGCCGTTTCGTTGATGCCGCCCAGATCATCCACTGGCGCCATCGCGCGGCTCAACCATGTGCCCACCGCTTCCGGCGGGTTGCCGTTGGCACCGGGCAGCTGGATCGACAGCAGGTGCATCAGGCACCGCTCGACGTCGCTTTTCGCCGACATGCGCCCTTCCCACACCAGCGGCATGATCATCGACACCCACCGCTTTTCGCGCCCAAAACCGTCGTTCAGTTCGCTTTCCTGGCTTGGCGGGCGATCGAACAGCAGGCAGTCGGCACAGGCCAGCAATGTGCCGAACGTGTCGAGCCAGCGCCCTTCCACGCCCTGCGACGCGATCGCCAGCTTGTATTCGGCAAAGGTGCGCTGGAAACGCGGCCATTGCTCGATCATGCGGCGGTGCATCTTGCGACCGGTCGCACGCCAGAATTTCAGATCGGGCGGCACCCACAGATCGGCGCGCGCCAGCACGCTTTGCATGTTCAGGATGACGACGCGGTTGATTTCCTCGCCCTTCGCCAGCCCGTGCAGCACCGACGAAAACAGGAACGCCGATTGCGCGGTGAATTCCTGCGCGCGGTGATCGCTGCTGCCACGGTGCAGCTTTGCCCCCGACGATGCCTTTTTCATCAGGTTCAATATGGCTTGCTGTTTTTCGGGATTGTCGTGCTTTTCGGCTTCGTCGATCAGCACTGGCAGCGTGTCGTCCTTCAGCGTCTGCCGCACCGCCGCTTCACTGGCGTCTTCGGTATACAGGCACCAGCCGCCATGCACCGCGCGGATCAGCCGTTGCAGTTCGGATTTGCCCGAGCTGGTCGGTCCCGCCAGCCACATGTGCGACCGCCAGTTCAGCGCGCCGCATATGTGCATCTGCGCCGACATGCCCAGCAGCAGCAGCGGCGCCGCCTCGCTCTGGAACCGCCATTCGCCGAACAACGCCATCAACGCCTCGGCTTCCTGCGGCGAACTCGGATCGGTGGCGGGCGGGGGCAGGGGGGATTGTGCCGGGAACAGCTTGTCGCCCAGCGCGCCGGCCGCGACCTCGCGCAGCGACATCATCGGCTTGCCCTTCTTGTCGGTTTCACCGGCGATCAGCACCGATCGCCCCATGTGCAGCACCAGCTGCTCGCCGTCGTCGCCGATCCGGTGCGCGCCGCGCCCGAACACCCGGCCTTGCGGATCGAAAATCCCCTTGGCATGGCACGCGCTGATCAGCGCGGTCTGCGCCTCGGCCTGGTTGAACTTGTTGGGTTCGGGGTTGGGGTTTTCCTTGGTTGGCGCCGGATATTGGGGAAAGTGCAGCTTCAACCACTGCTCGCCGCCGAACAGCAGCACCATGTCGCCCTTGCGGCAATCCGTGGTCATCGCGATCAACTGGTTGGCCGCATCCAGCACCCACAGCTTCAGCCCTTGGATCCCCAGCGGCGTCACCGGACAATCGGGCGGCAGCGTATAGCCGTCGAACGGATTTGGCACATCGGCGGTCCGCATGTCCGGCGCCTCGACCGGGCGCGTTCCGGCGATCGATTTCAGTCCCCCGGCCATGCGTCAGCCGCCGATATGCCAATGCTGGCAGAACCGGCATCGATAGATTGACAGCCGCGCGCAGATGGCGGCGCGCCGGTGCAGCATGCGCTTGCGCGACCGGCTGGCGCTCGACCATGTGGCAAACCTGGCCTTGCCCGAACATGCCGCCGCGACGAATTGCCCATCGTCGGCGCGCGTCACGCCGTCACCATCGGCAGGCCGCGCAGCTGGTCGTTGAAATCCTTGTACCTCGGATCGGGCCACAGGCACGCCACCCGCAGGCCGCGCCCCTGCATCGCCGCGATTTGCCGTTCCAGTGCATTGTCGGCCGCGCTGCCCGGGCGGTCATGCTGGCCGATCACCACGACGTCGCGGACTTGCGGCGGCAGCGCTACCGCGCCGATGTTGCCCAGCGTCGCCGCCGCGACGATCCGCCAGTCGGGGTGCGCCATCGCCACCGACAGCGCATCCTCGATGCCTTCGCTGATATGCACCACCGTTCCCGGCGGCACGTCGCGCAGCGGCATTGGCCCGCACGCGCCCTTGTTGATCGGGATATGCGCGCCCGCAAAGCTGCCCAGGATCATCTTGTTCGGCTCGACCGGCGCCTTGCGCCAGCCATCCGCCGCGCGGGCCAGAAAGGTCCGGTGCGTCGCCATGTGCTGCCCGTCGATCGACACCATCGCCGCCAGCATCGCAGGCATTTTCTGCCCGGTCGGGCCGTGCGGGCAATCGTGCCGGAACCGGATCGCGCCGGGATATTTGCCGATCACGCCAAAATCGATCGCGCGCCCCCGCAGATAGGCCTCGCCCGGGCTTGCGTGCAGCGGCGCCGCATGGTGCCACAGCCCTTCTGCGCCGCGCCGCTTGCGCTCGGCTTCGTCCGCCGCCGCCCGCTCGCGCCGCGCGCGGTCGCGATCGAGCTGCGCCACCGCCTTGGCGTCGCGAAAGTCGATGCCCGCGTCGGCCTCGAGCAGCCGCAGCGCCTCGCCGAACGATAATCCCTTGCGCGCCCGCAGATAACCGATGTGATCGCCGTTCGCGCCACAGGCAAAGCAGTGATACAGCCCCTTGGCATCATTGACCGTGAAATTGCCCAGCGACGTGCCGTTGTGGAACGGGCACAGCCCCACCCATTCCCGGCCCCGCTTGGTCAGCGCAACGTCGGCGCCGACGATTTTGCTGATCGCGATCCGCGCCTGAACCGCCTCGGCGCGGCGACGCAGGGCATCGGGATCGACCGCATTGCCCGCGCCCATCAGCTCGCCAGTTTCTTCGCCAGCATGCAATTGGGCGCCGTGCAGCACGCAACCGCGGGATCGGCGACGCTGCGTTCGCACCGCCCGCACATCGCCGGACGATACCAGTCGGCAAATTCGACGATGCCACGCTTCACCAGCCGCTCGGCGGCTTCGGGGCGCGCACGCTTGCCGTGCACTTCCCACCCCGCGACCGTTTCCGGCGCCACGCCCACCATCAGTCCCAATTCGGCACGCGTCAGCGCTTGATCATCGCGGTAAGTTCGGATTTTAATGCCTGCCAGGGTTGTCATGGCGGCTTGTTTTGTTCAAATGGGACAATAACGCAAGCCTGTTTTTTCTCGGCTTGGTCCAAATGGAGGGATTTGGCGATGTCGGCGACGATTTTAGAATTCCCGCTCATGGCCCGTCCTGCCGAAACCATGCCCAATCGCATCCGCCAGCGCCGCCAGGATTTGCGGATGACGCTGCAGGATGTCGTCGACCAGCTCGGCGACAGCACCACGCCGTCGATGCTGTCAAAGCTCGAACGCGGCGAACGGCCGCTGACGCTCGATTGGCTGCGGCGGCTCGCGCGCGTGCTCGACACCGATCCCGCCTCGCTGCTGGCCGATCGCGATAATCCGTGGAGCCTCGACAGCCGCGAACGCGCCGTCATCGCGGCCATGCGCGATCGCAACGATCGCGTCGGCAGCGCGATCCATGTCGTCGCCGAACAGCTTTCGCGCTTTGATCCCGGCCCCGTCGACGGTCTGGACAGCCCGCACGAGTTGCCGCGCAAGCGCGCCTGACACCCTCCAACCGCTGATCGCTTTCACCTCGGTCGCCCCAGGCGCACCGGGGTTTTTCATGCCCGCGCGCGCCGATTGTCCCTCTGGTCAAATTTTTCGCTTGCGCCAACTGTCCCGTTAGGACAAATAAGCCGCGCTGATTTTTTGGCGAAAGGCTCTGCGATGGCATCGGTTTCCTATCTTCACGGTTCGGGTGCGGGCGCCCCCCCGCGTGTTCCCGAAGGCGCCGTGCGCGTGTCCCCGCGCGCGCACGGCGTTGGTGCGGCGTCCCTGCCGCTTGCCGGCTCGCTCCCCCAAACGGGCGGGCGGCAGGGACGCTACGCGCTGGGCGATGTCGCCCGCGCGCTCGGCATGGCCCATTTCTCGCGGCGCACGATCATCGACCGTCTGCGCATGCTCGCGCAGCATCAGGCAATGCCGCTGCCGCTGACGCCGCGCATGGTTGGCCGCGTTCCGGTAACGGGTCCGCGCGCGATCCACGTCAACAGCCGCTGGGACGCCGCCGAATTCGATGCGTGGCACGACGGGCGCGGCCCCGCCGGTCCCGGTGCCGCTGGCGCCATGCCCTCGCCGTCCGCTCTGCGCGACACGATGAAGGCGCGCGCGCTGCGGCTCGTCGCGGGGGCAGGCGCATGATCCCGCGCATTCCGACGGAACATGACACCGCAGCACGCTCGATTGCGGGCGATCCCAGACCGGAGCTGGGCGTGCACATGATAAGTTGTCGCGGCAACGACTTTGTCATCAACGATGCTAACCACATCAACATCGGTCGCCTGCTGGGCGCCAGCGGCGAACGGATCACGCTCCTGCTGCTGCGCAGTCCAGACGCCCTGCCGCATGGCATGGGGCTGTGCATCCAGTTGACGGTCGATGAGGCAATCAGCGTCGGGCAGGCGTTGACCGACTTGGCGAACGCGCATGCCGCCGTCGCCGCCGAACAGGCTGCCGCAGCGATCGCCCGCGCGAAGGGCGGTGCCGCATGAAGCGCCGCTATCGCATCCGCCGCCTCGACAGCGATCGCCCGTCACTGTTCCACCAGGAACTGCCGCCGCCCTCGCCGCACGTGCGCGCCGCCACCGACATGATCCTGACGTTGCTGTTCGCATGGATCTTCGTCGGCATCTTCGCTGCTTGGGCGGCGGGGAGGCTGTGATGATTTTGCCGCCCGACGTTATTCGCAAGCTTATTCAGGCGAGCTGCCTTGGCTTGATTGGACCTGGCCCGCTCCAGGATGCGCTGCTGGAGCGCATCGAACAAATCGAGCAATACGGCTTCGATCTGCAGCACGATCTCGGTCATCACCCCGCCACCCTCGCGCTGGCGGCGCAAAGCTATCTCGCCACCGCGATCGACCAGCTGCACGGCAAGCATCACCATCCGCAGCAACCATGCCCCGAATGGCCGTGGGAACGCGAGGCATGGCGACCGGGCACCGCGCGCGACAACATCGTCAAGGCGCTCGCGATCGGCCTCGCCGTCCTCGACCGCATTGACGTGCAGCCACCGCTTTGATCGCGCGGCCTGGGCCTCCGCGCGCATCGTTTTTGCTTGGCCTTTTCAATGGAGAACATCATGACCGACACGACTGAAACCGCTCTCAAGCCCGTTATCGTCCGCACGTATTCGGCGGGTGTCCACTTCGGCTATCTCGCGCGCCGCGACGGCAAGGAAGTCGATCTGCAGCGCAGCCGCCGCATTCATTACTGGTACGGCGCGAACAGCTGCAGCGGCCTCGCCGCCAAAGGACTCGACACAACCCGCAGCCGTGTGGCCGATCCGGTCAACATCACCCTGACCGAAGCGATCGAGATCATCGACTGCACCCCGGAAGCAGTGACCAGCATCGAGAGCGCGACATGGGTGCGGTGACCTCCGCCACCATCTCCGGCGACGGCTCCGGCTCCGGCTACGGCTCCGGCTACGGCTCCGGCGACGGCTCCGGCTACGGCGACGGCTACGGCTCCGGCTACGGCTCCGGCGACGGCTCCGGCGACGGCGACGGCTCCGGCTACGGCGACGGCGACGGCTACGGCTCCGGCTCCGGCGACGGCTACGGCTCCGGCGACGGCTCCGGCTACGGCTCCGGCTACGGCGACGGCTACGGCTCCGGCTACGGCTCCGGCGACGGCTCCGGCGACGGCTCCGGCGACGGCTCCGGCGACGGCTCCGGCGACGGCTCCGGCTACGGCTGGGATGAAGAGGACGACGAATGATCGTTTGCCCGTCCTTCGGATCGGAGGGGCGTTCCGCCCCTCCGATCAACGGCGCTCCGCGCCGACTTCAAAGAACACGCAAATCGCATGCATATTGCCCTCCCGGCGCGATCTATGTCGGGCGTCCGACACTTTGGAGCAATCCATTTGAGCGACGCCCGCGCATTGGTCACGCGCGCGGCGTTATTCTGTATCGCGCATGGCTGGCGGGCGACGTGACCGCGCACATACTTCGCTGTGCCTGGTTCAGTGATGCCGAGATCGCCGCGATGGCGCGGTGGCGTCACAGCCTTATCCAGAATTTGGCGCGGCTTGCCGGCATGGACCTACAATGCTGGTGCCCGCTTACATCGCCGTGGTGCCACGCCGATGTGCTGCTTGGGGTGGCTGACCAATGACCCGCCCCGTCGCCGTCTATTCCCCGCGCAACCGCACCGTCACGATCATCCACGGCGACGACATCTTCGCGCTGATCGAGGATGACGTGCTCGACGCCGCCGATCGCCTCGATTTGAGCGCCGATATGGCCGAAATCTTCGGCCACGACGGCACCGTGCGCACCCGCATCGCGCCTGATCGCTTCCTCACCATCCCGCTCGCCGACGCGCGCCAGCTGGCGCAGGGCATCCGCGAAGCCTTCGCCATCCCGGCCAAGGTCGCCGCGCTGATCGCGCCGATGACCGACGGAACGGCGGCATGAGCAAACCGAGCCTTCACGACATCGCAGCGATGCCTTTTCCCGCGTCGATGCACGCGATGCGCAAATACTATGATCCGAGCTGGGCAATGGCTTGCGGCGGCGCGGGGCCTCGTTTCAGGGTCACGATTTTCTATACCGTCCCATCCCAAGAGACCGAAGTCTTCGAGGTCGAAGCGGGCAGCACCGACCAGGCGAAGGCGATTGCTCGCGAGATATTTGATCGGGTCGGTCCTTACGACGCCGATGTCGATGACGTCGACGTCGAGCCGCTGGACGACGCCGACGAGGCGGCGGCATGACCAACCGCCCGGTCGACAACGCCACCTATCTGCGCTGGCGCCGCCTGCCCGAACAGCTCGAACGGGCGCGCGCCCGCGTCCGCCAGCTCGAACGCGAATGCGCGCGGCTGGGCATGAAGGTCGAACCGTGATGGCGAGGCGCGCGCACATCTGCGACGTGCCGGGGTGCGGGCGGCAGCGCAAGCGCGGCCAGCGGCTTTGCGACCCCTGTTTCCGCGCCACCCCGCCGGCGATCCGCGCACCGCTGCTCGGCGCCTGGGCGGACAAGCGCAAGGCCGATTATCGCGGCTGGCTCAAGCGCGCCGCCGCCGCGATCAATGCGCGCGCGGCCGCGCGCACCGTCGATGTCTATGCGGCGATCGCACGGCTCACCGGCGAGGCCGACGCATGAACAACCGCCCGCAATCCCGGTTCAAGGAGGACAAGATGACCGATTTCATTCCGATCGACTGGGCGGCTGACGACCTTGTGGCGTTCGGCGTGCCGGTGAAGTGTGATGGCGTGCCGGATGGTGACGGCGAGTATTGGATTGGGCGGCGCGTTGGTTCGGGCAACGCTTATGTCACTTCGCTCGGGCGGGTTTCCGGCTTCCCCGAAGGCCCGCAAGTCGTCTTCAACCGCAGCCGTATGCCCGCAGCGCAGCCCACGGTCGATCCCGTCCGCGCGCAGATGGCGGCGACGATCTACGCTGGGTATTTGGCGCAGGGCGGTGATTGGCACAGCGACGCTGAGGTTGTCGCCGCCACCGATAACCTGCTCGCCGCGCTGGCGAAAGGCGGTGGGAAGTGATCAACGGCCTGTTCATCGACGGGTTCGCCGGTGGCGGCGGCGCGTCGACCGGAATCGCGCAGGCGATCGGCCGCGACGTCGACATCGCCGTCAATCACAGCCCCAGCGCGATCGCGATCCACAAGGCTAACCACCCGACGACCGAGCACCACTGCCAGGACATCCGCATTGTCTGGCCCACCGCCGCGACGCGGCTGCGTCCGGTTGTCGGCGCCTGGTTCAGCCCCGCTTGACGAAACCACACCACCGGGCGCAGCATCGCCCACCCCGCTTTGGCAAAAGGAAGCCGATCATGGGAACACCAAAAGACGCACAGCGCATCGCCGCTTTCAGGAATTTCGTCCGCCACATTGGCGGCGTCCAGCGCGCCGTCGATCATTTGGGCATTGGCGAACGCGCCATCCGCAGGATGATCAGCACCGAGCCACCGCCAGCGGCCATGCTCGAGCGACTGGCCAGCGAGGTCGCCGCCGATCCCCGCGCCGTCAAGCTCGCGCGGCAGCTTGCCACCGCTGCCGAACCGGCCGCGCTGCCGATGAGCGACGATGGCGGCGACGCGCTCGCCGACCGCCAGGTCGAGCGCGTGGAGGATTTCGATGCCTAAGAAGCGCCAAATCCCCTACCTGTTCGCCCGTACCAAGGCGGACGGCACGCTCGTCTGGGACTGGAAGGCATCGCCGCGCCTGCGCAAGCTGGGCTGGCAGGACATCACTTACGATTGCGGCGAGGCAGAGGCGATCACGCTGGCGCTCGAGCGTAACCGTCAGGTGCGGGCGCTGGATGCCCGCGCGCCCGCCGACGGGCTTCAGGCGCCACCGGCGGCGCCGCGCGTCGTGCGCCTCGACGATCTGGTCGCCCGCTTCTATGCCAGCGACGATTTCAACGCGCTCAAGCCCGCCACCCAGCGCGAATATCGCAGCCGGATCGGCTGGCTTCAGCTCTGGGCGGTCGATACCGGCGGGCGCCCCGTGCAGGTCCGTCATATCGACCGGCAGATGGTCGAGGATCTTCGCGAGGCGCTGATATCGGCCGGACGGCACACCGCCGCGCCCAAGCTTCGCGTGCTGCGCCTGCTGCTTTCCTTCGCACAGCGCAAGGGATTGATCAGCAATAATCCCGCCAGCAGAATTCGCATTCCCGAGCCGGTTGCGCGGATGACAAGGATCGAGGCCGACGCGCGCGAGGCGATCGCCGAAGCCGCGATCGAGCTCGGCTATCCCTGGGTGTCGCTCGCGGTCGATCTGGGGCTGTGGCTTTGCCAGCGGCAGGGCGATATCCGCCATTTCAACCGCATGGCGTGGCGCGAAATGACCGGCATCGATGCGCAGGACGCCGCCGTGCTCGCCAATCCGCAGGGCCGCGTCATGGGCTTTCGCCTGTGCCAGCAAAAGACCGGCACCTGGGTCGACGCGCCCGTGCCGCCGATGTTGCACGGCCCGATCATCGCCGCGATGCAGGCGGGATCGGGTGGCCATGTCTTCCCCAATCCGGTTGATCCGATGCAGCCGATGCCCGACTGGCTGATGCAGCGCCGCTTCCGCGAATGCCGCGATGCCGCTGCCGCCGTCGCCATCATCCGCGACCAGCCCGCGCTGGCGCAGGCGATCGACGCTTGCCAGTTCCGCGATCTTCGCCGCACCGGCATGATCATGCACAAGGACGCCGGCAACCACAGCCGCAACATCACCGCGCTCAGCGGCCACGCCGTGCTGGGGCACAAAACGATCCTCGACACCTACATGCCCGGCGACACCGCTGGCGCCGCCCGCTGCGTGGCCACCACCTATCGCAACTGGCTGGCGGAACAGGAAAGGCAGAAGCTGGGATGA